ATTTTATTCTGTAGATTTTGGATTCTTTCCGGATCCAACGGCAATTTTAAAGATTGTTAGTGCTAATGAAAGTATTTATGTAAAAGAATTAGCTTATTCAACTAAGATGGTTGATGAGGATATAATTATGACATTGCGTAATGCTCATTATATGGGTGAGCCTATCTATTGCGATCATAATCAAAAACAAACAATAGAGCAATTAAAACGTAGTGGCTTTAATGCTAGGGAAGGTAAGAAGGGTAGTGGTAGTATTATTGAGGGTATTAATTTTTTAAAGAGGGCAAATGTTTTTTATCACAAAGACAGTAAGAATTTGCATAAAGAATACTCTTCTTATTCATGGAAATTAAAAAGGGGATTTGATCCGGATGATGATAATGCTTATGAGCAATTTCCCGAAGATAAGAACAATCACCTAATGGATGCTCTAAGGATGGGTTATTATTCACATTTCTTTATTGGGAATAAATTTTTCGTAATATGAAACCCTTTTTTATATTTGTGTTATTTTTGCTAAAATAAATTATGGGAATTTTTAACATCTTCAACAAGAAGAAACAAAAAAGTACGGATCCTAGATACAATGAATTAATTTTCGGAAGATTCGGAGTTTCTCCGTTCATCAAACAAGAGCCAACAAAAGAAACCTACATAAAGGAAGGATTTCAAAAGAATGCAACTGTTTATTCTATTGTTGATTTGATTTCTAAATCTGCTTCAAACATCAAAATGAGAGTCTACGAAAAGGTGGATGGTTCAGCAGCAAAAGAATATAATACCTTAATTAGTGGTGCATTAAATGATAATGCAATGTTTAAGGCTGAGAGAGCAAAAAAGAGAGCATATAAACCGGCAGATAATTCTGATTTAGCTAAATTTTTAGAAAATCCTAATCCAAAGCAAGGACAAGCAGAATTTTTAGCAGATTTGATTGCATTTGAATCATTAACGGGTGATGGATTTATTTGGGGATTAAAACCCGAAAGTGGGAGCCAACAAAATAGGATAAAAGAAATGCACGTTCTACCTTCTCAATTGGTTGAGATAGTTGGTGGTGATATAATGGATCCTATAAAGGGATATACATTAAATTGGTTGAGTTACAATAAATCAATTCCTTCACAGGATGTTGCCCACATAAAGAACTTTAATCCCGATTATTCTACTGCGGGTAGTCATTTATACGGACAAAGTCCATTGCAGCCATTATTTCGTAATTTATCTATAAATAATAATGCCATACAAACCGGTAGTAAGTATTTAACAAATCAAGGCGCAAGAGGAATACTAAGTTCACAGGACAATATGTTAACGGCAGAACACGCTTCTGCTCTTAGGGACAAATATAAATCCATGTATTCGGGTGTAGATAATGCCGGAGAGATTATGGTAACAAATCATGATTTTAAATGGATTGAAATGGGATTGCCTTTGGCTGATTTAGCTTTAATAGAGCAATATAATTTATCAATTAAAGATTTAGCTTCTGCATACAAGGTTCCATCAATACTTCTGAATGACACCCAAAGTTCGACTTTCAATAACTATCGTGAAGCAAAAAAAGCATTTTATTTACAAGCAGTATTTCCAAAATTAATTGCAGTAAGAGATGAATTGAATAGGTGGTTAACCCCAACATATGGTAGCCAATATTATATTGATTTTGATTTTTTAAGTGTTCCCGAATTACAGGAAGACATGGAAAAGGTTGTTAGGCAGTTATCTCTAGCTTGGTGGCTTACACCAAATGAAAAGAGAGCGGTTATGCAATACGAACCAATTGAACAAAAAGAAATGGACGAAATACATATGTTAGCTAACTATATTCCTATTTCTGATGGTGTTACACCAAAAGAATCCGGAGGTACTAGTCAACAATTACTCAATGACACATCTGATTACGATAAAAAGTAGTGTGTTATCCAAATTTTTATGAGGATTATGATTCATTTATCAACAGATGTAACCATGAATTAGATTACCCTACACTAAATAAGAATTTTAGAGAAAGAAGGAGTATGTACCTAAAAGAAGGATTGGGTGATATTCCTTTTTTATTGAATACCGAAAGAAGAATGAACATCTTCATTGATTCCTACACAGGAAAGGTAGAGAAAGAATTAGACGATGTTTATGGGAGCATAGCGTTGTTTATTGCACTAAATGGGATAGACGCTGCTTGGGAATTAGTTAATAGCACAGACGGCTTAGAAAGAGTACTGAAGAGCGGGTATCTTGAGACAGGGGAATACATTGATGATAGGTATTCGAATAAGTACGGTGGTGAGTCTAATCCATTTATTAATGCATTGGTTATTTCTATTTTTTTAAATAGATTCTCAAAGGTTGATTTATTTAAGAAAAGAACAAGTGAGATTATAAATAGAA